AACTTGTAATCGAAGAGAACAACCTTCCTCAAACAAAAGAAGTTGTTGATGAACTTTTGTCCGTAACTGGAGTTGATGAGCGTTATTCTTATCGCCCAACAATCACATCCATTGTGAATGCTATTCTGGATAAGAAAACAAAATCCACTAAAGTTTTTAACACAACAAAAGAGGAACAAAAAGATTGGATTACTTCAAATCCTTTCTTTGGTAACAACAACTACTCGTCTGTAGATGGAGTTGCTGTCAGGAGCAAAGTTCTTGATGGACAGTTCACCTATCGTTACGCTGGTGACATTCTGAAATGGGCATTTCAAGCGTGGGCTAAGAGTGAGAAAGTTCGTGTCCTAGTTTATAGCAACGCAGAGCACGAAAGTCAAATCGAATCTGAACGCTCTGAGATTGTAAAAGTGATGGAAGAAATCTTTGTTGGTCCTATCAACTTCTTCAGTCAAAAAATCAGTTCTGTTTTTGGTGGAATGATTACACTACCAAAAGTTTCGATCTCTGATCTTCCTCTTGAGATCTGGTCGATGCCTCAAATTGAAGGTGAAACTGAAGCAACCCAGTTGGTATGATGGAAGGATTTATTGTCGGTAAGGGTAACTATGCTGCCATTCCTTATGGTAAGCAACTGATGGTCATTCACAACGGAGAGCAACTCAAAGTGTGTAGGACTGAAGCATCAGCTAGAAAGTTCATTGATGCCCACAAAAAGGGTAAATCACTGGGCAAACTTCCTATCAATTAAAGTTACTCACCTCTAAAGTGGACCTATAGTACAGCAACCAATCAAAATGACCTACCTAGAAGAAAACCTACTGCCGCTGGTTCTGTCTATCAAACCAAAGCAGACCGAATCTTACATTCTTCAGGCACTTGGTCTTGATGATCGTGTTTCTCCTCAGTCGATTTTGATTGCTTTCGGTGAGAGAATTGAGCAGTTCTGGAACACTGTTATCAGTGACAGTCTGGCGGCACAAAATCTCATCGAAGAAAGCAATCTGATTGATGTGAATGGTCGCACACGTCAGATTGATCATTTGTTCAGAATTGATGAGACTTGGTATCTCGAAAGCAAGTGCAATCTCAACTTTGATAGTGAGAAAGTTCGTGCATCTAATGACAAGATCAATGACATTACCAGCGTTCTTGGTGTAAATGTCAAGTCTGGATATTTTGTCCCTGTTGTTGCAGAAGTTAGCAAGAAAGAGAAAACCAAGTATAACAACAAAGGCGTGGAAGTTTATGGTGTGAATTGGATGATTGAGACCATTCAAGCACCTTTCACCGCTGAAGAATACTTCACCTTCCTCCGCGAGGTTGTTGCTCCGATCCTTGAAGAAATGGGTCTTTGATGGTATAATTAAGAGAAAGATTGAGTACCTATGAAACCAATCATCTGTCTAAAACCTGTTGTAAAATATATGGGTGGCAAGAGTAAAGAATTGCCACTCATCAAACAAATGCTACCATCACAGTTTTCAAGGGTTGTAGAACCCTTCTGTGGTGGTGCTGCAGTATCATTTGGGTTGGGTTATCCTGCTCTGATGAGTGACATCAATCGCGATGTCATTAACTTATACTCCGTGGTCGCAAATGAGGATCTTTATCCTCAACTACAAGTAAAGGTTGATTGTATCAAAGGACTGGAGCATGATGATCTTCAGAAAGAGTTTTATGCTGCGCGAGAAGCAATCAATCAATCATGGGATTGTGTAGATCAACTCCAGAGAGCATTGTCATACATTATTGTACGACAGTTGTGTTTCTCTGGAATGGAAAGATACAATGCCAAAGGTGAGTTTAATGTACCCTTCGGTCACTATAAACGATTTTCGTGCAATTTGACCCCAGATCATCACAATTTCCTGAAGAAGCAATGTGTATTCCGATATGGGTCATTTGTGGATCTGTTTGGTGAAATCAATGCAGATGACTTTGTGTTCATTGATCCTCCCTATCTTGAGCGACTAGGATACACTGAGGGTGATGGTGGTTCAAGACTACATGAAGACCTTTTAGGTTGTCTGAAAGCAACAAAGGGTAAATGGATGATTGTTCACTCTGACCATGAGTTCTATCGAGAGAGTTACAAAGACTTCAATATTATCGAGAAGGACTTTGCTTATGCTCAACGATTTGGTAAGGGAAAGGATCACTCTGGAGCTAAAGTAAAGCACCTTTATATCACAAACTACGAAACAAATTAAAGTTACTCACCTCCAAAGTGGACCTATAGTGTGGGGATCGCTCCCCACCGCAGTTTCTAACCCAAACTATGACTTTTTACTGGACTTTCGTTGATACTCTTGTCAAGAACGTTGCTACCATCTCTGCCATCTTTGTTGGCGTAGTTCAGTTCTTCATTCGTTCATTCAATGAGAACGATGGTGCAAACAAAGTTCGCAAGTTTGTAAATCAAACTCTGTTTGTTATGAATCGTTTCACTGCATTTGTTTATGAGGTTGTCAATGCAAATGTGTTGCCTCCTGTTGATACTCAAGCAGTGAAAGTTACCAAAACCAGCAAGCGTCGTTCCGCTTGATAAACTGCCACAGGAGCACTTGCTTTTATGCTTGTGCTCCTTTATTGTACCTTTGTTCCTGAAACTCCAATGATCTTCGTTACTTCTGCCAACCACGGTTGTGTTTATACTCTGTCGCAAGAAGATGGAGATGAGCTATACTATGCTCCCATCTATTCCGATGGTAGTGTAAATCTTGAAGAGTTTGCTCCTGTAGATTTTGATGCTGTAGATATGGATGATATGGAACTCTTTGATATTCGCAATCGTCTACAGAAACTGATGGAAGTTTGAGGCAATAAAAGTTACTCACCTTCAAAGTGGACCTATAGTATGAAGAACACTCACCTAGAACACCCTGAAGATCAGATCCTCACGGGTGATCTTTCTGTACTTGATTGGTTCAGTGCTGATTCTACTATCAGTGTCAAGATTGATGGTGCTCCTGCTATTGTTTGGGGTCGCAATCCTGCCAATGGTAAGTTCTTCGTTGGCACTAAATCTGTCTTCAACAAAGTAAAGATCAAGATCAATCATTCACACGATGAAATTGATGCGAACCATGAAGGTAAAGTTGCGTCTATTCTTCATGCTTGCCTTGATTATCTTCCTCGCACAGATTATATCTTTCAAGGGGATTTTATTGGTTTTGGCGGTTCTGATACTTTTCGCCCCAATACGATCACTTACAAGTTCCCTGAGGTAGTAGATCAAGAGATCATTATTGCTCCTCATACATTCTACATTGCAGAGAATGATCTGAGGGATGCTGTTGCGTATCCGATGAACTTTATCATCACGGATACTCATTATGTCAAGTTTGTGTCTCCTAAGGCATCTATTTGCCCTCATCGTGAGGACATCGAAGACATCTGCAAGTTTGCTAAGCAAATGAGCACTCTTTGTGAGTTTGTAAGCAACAAACAAGCAACAGAACTCAAAAAAATCATCAATTCCTACATCCGTGAGGGTAAGGAGGTGGATGAACATGAAATTGCAGAAAATTATGATGTTGACATCAACCTGCTGCGTTTGTGGAAGTTAATGTATTCAATCAAGGTAGATTTGTTCTTCTTCATTCACACTGATGATAGCATTTCGTGCAAGATTGGTGATGATGAGAGTGATCACGAAGGTTATGTTATGTCAAACGATTATGGCACAATGAAGATTGTTGATCGCTACCAATTCAGTCGCGCAAACTTCAATATGGCAAAGAATTGGGCTTGATTAAAGTTACTCACCTCCAAAGTGGACCTATAGTATGAGCACTCTTACAATGCAAGCACAAGCACAACAAACCATTGCAGAGAATGTGTATAAGAACACTCTGCTGCTGATTGAAGCATTGAAAGACAATTATCGTCAGTATTCTATTCGTGGACACCAACGTTCTGCTGAAAGGTTTGATGCAATTCCTGGTTATCATCAGCAGAAGATTGAAGAACTCAAGTCTGGCAAGTGTGACATTGATTATCAGGTAGAAACTGGTAAAAAGTATCACAAAGTCATTCTCGTGAATGGTGGTGGATCGCGTAGTGTTCATTGCTTCATTGATAAGCAAACTGGCGAAGTGTATAAGTCTGCCACTTGGAGATCTCCTGCGAAAGGTGTTCGCTATGATCTGCGATTGATCAAAGATCGTGAGTATCTGCTGGAAAATGCAGATTGGAGCGGGGGGTATTTGTACGCCAAATGAACTATCTTTGTTTTGTTGATGGTTTGCTAGAATATGCTAGCACCAGTCCCTCAAACTTCGCACATTATCAGTTAATGTATGCTGAAGAGCATAGAAATGCTGATGTTCAGTATCTTACTCTGACTGATGAAGAATACGACGAAATGTTCCCTTATGAAGAGGATGAAGAGTGAGCACAAAACCTGACACTGAAATGACTTACGATGAACAAATTAAAGAAATGACTGTCACAAAGTCTCTCAAACTTCTGCGTGATGGGTTCAAGAATGAACTTGCCACTGCTTTATTCGCAGATGAGCGCACAACTGAACTCTTTGCTCAACTGATTAGTGAGTTTGTAGAGGCAAACATTCCTGTGGTTGATGATGAGAACCAGATGGAACTTTCGATGATGTTGTTGGAAACTCTGGACATTGTAGCACGATGACTTACTCTAACCTCTCAAAGATAAAGCCCAAACTGAGAACAACTGGGCGTGTGTCTGGTAACTTTGGTAAATCGAAAGTTGTTGCAGGTTCATCACTCAATGAGATCGGTGGAAATGGTAACATTGGTGCAACACAAGATGAATACCTAAACCGATTATATTATGCTTTTGATAACACTACCGAACCTAAACTTCGTCAGTTTCTTTATCAAGAGATCCGTAAAATCCACGTCCAGAGAGGCACTTGGTAACAGGGAATAAAAGTTACTCACCTCCAAAGTGGACCTATAGTATGAGCACAACCACTGAAATGGATCAAGTCTTTCACTATGTCACAAACTGGAAAGAAGGTAAAGTGATGCAAATGTTCATTCAACAAATCACTCCCGAGTATCAAGAATGTGACCACAAATACGTTGCTATTGCTCTCAATCCTGTAACTAACAAGAGCATGGTAATGTCTAATCCTCGCAGTCATTATGACACTTTGCAGTGGGTTCGTAAGTTCTGCGGTTCTTTCTCTCTTCTGTACTGATTATGAACAACTATCGTCTCTTGATTGAGTATTGGGTTCCTGATGAAGATGAGAACCTTTATGAGGAAAAGTTGATTCAATCGCGTTCATCTTGTGGTAAAATCGCTGATGATTACCTAGCACAAGATCGCACAAATCTTATCCGTTCTGTTGAAGTTTTTCCTGTTTGATTATGACTGACGGTTACACTTTCACTCGCGTTGACTTCACTCCAAACGAAGAGACTTGCATCCTTAAGTTTCTTGTTGAAGCACAAAATCGTGACCTAATTAAAGATAAAGAATGGCAACCTGTAATCACTTCCATTCTGCAAAAGTTTTTCAATTCTAACATCAAAGAAGCACAGGAGTTTCAAACACTATGAAATACGAAGTTCAACTCTACGTCGGTGGCAAAGTCTTCAAAGAGGAAGTATATGCTAACTCTCCAAAAGATGCCCGTGAGACAGCACAAATCAGAAACCCGACTGCTAAAATTGTTGGAGTGAATGTATCGTTCAAATGATAAATAATGGTGCTTATGTTTGGTCGCACAAGCACATTAGAGGGGCAGAAATGTCCCTCTTTTGATATAAATAATAAAGACCAAACATAAAGCAGTTATGAATAAAGTAAGCGTTCAATCGTTGAACGAATGTTTCAACGTATCTGGCATAGATTACATTGAGATGCCAGATGGATGGGAGAAAATGTATGATGATTGTACTTTTGAATTGCAGAGCAGAGCGGGGAGAATAGGAGGAAAGATTGGCGGCCCAAAAGGTGCAAGAACACAGATAGAAAATAAGATTGGAATGTATGCAAGAAGTAAAGAACAGTTGAGCATTGATAATGCTAAAGGTGGAAAAATAATGGGAGAAAGACATTATCAAAACAAAACTGGTTTGTTTGGTATGAGTGAGGAAGATAAGAAAAAAGCACAAACAAATGGCGGTAAAGTTGTTGGCAATCAACGATGGAAATGTTTAATCACAGGAAAGATTTCTAACGCAGGAGCATTGACAAGTTATCAAAGAGTAAGAGGAATTGATATATCGCAGAGGGTAAGAATTGATTGAATAAAAGTTACTCACCTCCAAAGTGGACCTATAGTATAGGACACAAACGAAAAACGACTAAATGACTGCTCACTTCGCAAATCTCTTCGCTCAGAATACTGATCTCACTGCTAAGTTTGTAACTGATTTCAAGCGTACTTTCAAGAGCAATACTTTCGATAAGTACACGCGAAATGACGGAAAAGTTTACATCAAGCACAGTGTAGATCGTGATACGAAAGATGATGTATTCTCTGTCGAAGCAATGATTTATGAGTACAAAGGTTGCTGGTCTGGTAGTCAGAAATCCTTTGGCAGTTTTAATAACTTTGCTGATGCAATCTCTTGTGCTCGTAATGTGCAACTGTCTGAAGATAGCATCAGCGAGGATGAAGCACTTTCTCTGATGCGTAACTGAAACTCTCCGTCAATTAAAGTTACTCACCTCCAAAGTGGACCTATAGTATGACCAACACTCAAACCGCGATGATCGAGTTTCCTACTCTCCAGTCTAAAGATGGCACAATGATCGTCGGTTTCTATCCCATTGAGGATTGTTCCAACTATACTCTCAAGGTTCTCTCTTGGAAGGGTATTGATACGATCTCTCAAAAGTGTCTGACCAAAAAAGATGCACAACGCGAGATCAATGATCGCCTGGCACTTGAATATGTGATCACTGGTGATAACATTGGTCTGGTGCAAGAATACAACTTCATGGCAGGTGCAGTTTGATGACAAAAACCACTCTTACTTTTGAAGAGATTGATGCACTTCTCAAGTTCATTGAGTTTCATACTGATAACTTCGTAAGTGATGAAGATGCTGATGAATTAAATGAGTTAGTCGGCACAGATGTCGATGCACTCTATAACAAACTTTCCGAAATGCAAGACGAAGTATGAAACATTCAAACACAGTTCGTATCATTGACAAACTGGGATTGTTTCCTGAGACAAGAGGAAAAGCACGTTATATTTCAGTCAAGACATACAATCATGCAATGGAGATTGTAGACGAACAAAATCAGTTAGGTAACATTGCAACACTGATTAACTGGGAATAAAAGTTACTCACCTCCAAAGTGGACCTATAGTATGAGCAACACTTCAATCGACTTTCAAACCGACATTACTCCTGCACTTCTGGAGTTTATGTGCAACAATCACACAGATCTGAATGATTGTGTAGACTTTGTTTGCTGTCTTTTCGATCTTGATGCAACTGATGAATTGATTGATTATGTTGCAGAAGAGTTCGATACTTTCTTTGGTAACTGATACAATGGTTTATTACAAAGTCACTGAAATTGAGTTTGATTTTGATGATGAAGATCTCACAGATGATGAACAAAAAGAGATCATCGAAGATGCCACATCTTGTCTCTGGACATCACCAACTGAAGAGGATTTAGTCAACACAATCACCGACAATATGGGTTGGTGCATTAAGTCTCTTTCTTACAATACCATTCAATGATTGAACTTCTTCTTGCATCTGTGATCATCGGTTCTACTGAAATTGCACCGAATGTTTTACAGATTGACTACCTTACTCCAACAAATCAAGTTGTAACTATTCTTGATAATGTTGAACTTAAAGGAGGACAAATCGACAATGATTGAGACTAATTTCTATATTCTGACACAAGAACAATACCAAGAAAATCTACAGTATGCTGATGAGTTAGGTATCACAATCGATTATTATTTGTCTGAGTTTTGTGATGTTCAAGGCCCCCTAATCACCATCGAATAAAAGTTACTCACCTCCAAAGTGGACCTATAGTATAAGCACACTTCAAACCACAAATGCGTAAGATCGAAAAGCAAATGAATGAGGCAATCATTCAAGAGATTGATTGGAAACTAAAGAACACCAAAGTGATTAACAACGAAGGTGTATCTGAAGTCTATTTGCATGACAATCTGATTGCTAAGATTGGTGATACTTGGATGCAACTGTTCGATGGTGGTTGGCAATCAAACACCACAAAGTCGCGTCTTAATGCACTTCTTCACGCTCATGGAATTGGTAACGAATGTGTATTCCAAAAGAACTATGTTTGGAAGTTTCAAATGTCTGATGGTAGCACAATTCCTTTCTTCTCTGGTATGCGTCTGAACTGAACTTTTCTTCTTAAGTAACACTCACTCTTCATTCTTAAAATGTTCAAGATCCGTTACTTTACTCCCTATCAGCAACAGTGGAGAACACAGTCATTCTCTACATTAGATGAAGCAAAGAGGATGGTTCAATTCTATCTCTCATGTGGAAGTCCTGCTGAATTGGTGTAATGTCAAAGTTCCTGATAGGTGTAGTCATTGGTATCATACTTTCAACAGTAGGGTTCAATGGGATAGCAAATCTAGGTAATAGAGCTATCAACGGGATCGAATCTTTTGCTACTGATAATCAATGAAGAGAGGATATGTTTCCTCTCTTTTTTTATGTCTAAAAACGTTATTTTATGCTTTAAATGTGTTGAAATCAATAAAAAATGTATTTTTAAATGTATATAAGCGTTTTAAATCGTTATTGATAATCATTCTCAATAAGGTGATTAAAGGCATTTAAATGTCTCTGTGTGTGGCATTTATAGTCATTTAAATGTGCTCAGGTCTTGTGATCTTTAACGTCGTTCTATCACACTCTGCGCAAAATGTCAAGCACCCCCGCGTCACAAAATCCCCACAATCGCACTCATAAAATCTCCCAGACCCTCATAAATATCCCCACAGACCTTGACAGAAACGCCTCAGCATCTTACAATACTTTCAGTAACACAAGGAGCGTACTTATGTCAGTAGCATACAGTCAAGCACAGAAGGTTCGTTATCGTATCACTCTAGACATCTCTGCGTTTCCTGACTTTGACCCACATCAAATTGACTGGGAGAAGTTATTCAAGTTGGAACCTGCAGAAAAGTGTGATGCTTACGTTGAGGACTTAAGTACACCCGACCGTTGGTGATTATCAGGGCTCCAAAATTACTCACCTCCAAAGTGGACCTATAGTGTAGGGGGGCAACAAACGACCCCCCGCTAACACTTAAGACTCACACAATGGCAGTCACTTATCAGACCAACATTCAGGACACCACCTATAATGGGTGGAGCAATTATGAGACCTGGAATGTTGCACTCTGGATCCAGAATGATGAGGGTCTATATAACATCGCCCGTGAGGCAGGTGATTATCAGTCTTTCGTCCAATCTATCAGTGAGTTTATGACACAAACTCTTGATGGTGTAAGGTTCGATGACCCCGCTGTAAATGTGATCCAGATCAATAGCGATGTGTTCGACTTCTGATTAACACTTAAGACCGATACACTTCACTACACTTTTCATGCTGAACTTCATCCCCTACGCTGTTCGTCGTCCGTTCTACTATGTGTTCGACCTGATCGCATGTTCTGATTTTCGTCGTGAAGAATTGGACCGCATCTTCAACGTTGAAGGTTATGACCAAAGTATGCAAATCCTGGGGTTCATTAACTACTTGGGTATGACAGGTCAGTTAGATCTACCTGAGAACTTTCACCTGTTTGCTGATGTTGAAACTCTAGAGCAAGCAGTAGAGAAGTGGCGTGATTATCAAGACCTGATGAACACTTCCACTCTCGCCTAAGTAACACTCACTCCTGTCGCATGAGTATAAACTAGGCACGTTCCAGGAAGTAGCACAACTGCTACAATGAGAGGACTAGGGACACTCTCACTCAACACACACTAACTAACACTCAAGAACACAAAATGTCTAAGACCGTGATGCTTTCTCTGCTGGCACAAGGTAACACTGGCAGTGAGATTATGTCCATCCTGGATGCAATCGCCACTGATAATGTTGCTGGTTTCGATTATATCGAAGGGCAACAGATTGAGAGTGCCCTTGGTATTCCTACTCTGGAAGAGATTGCGTTCTGATGTAGTCTAACTGTGCGCTCCCTGGTTGACACTGGGGGGCGCTTATGTTATGCTTGGTGATATCAGTGATCCGGCAGTGTTTATGCGCGGTTCTTATAGGCGTGGCGGCGGCGTTGTCCCGATGCCCCCCCGTTATAAAAAAAGCAAACTACCCTAACCTACAGAGGTGACAAATCGACCTCTAAATATCAATCTCATAAAAATTTTCCGGAAGTATGATAAGTCTTCGAAACCCCCGCAGAAGATCCCCCTATTGGAATTTCTGGAAGGTAGTCTTTGCGGGATGGTTAATAAGATATCCACGGCAGTGCTTTACGATTATCGGAGTGCCCCTTGGATTTTTGATTGTTCTGATATATAATGCGGTAACAAAATAAAAAGTACTGAAAAAATTCCGGAAATATTTTTATGACTGAAAAGGTTTATCACATTTATGCAAAGGATCGGTGCATCTATCACAACTTATCAGAGAGTAAATTCTCTGAGACCTGGGAGATGATTCACAGAATGATTGATCTTCTTGATTTAGATCTTACAAAAGAAGATTTAACTTATGAGGAGCTTTATGTGAGTAAGGAAGTATTACTGAATTCTTCCCATTGAGGTGATTTGACAAATACTAAATAGGACGATAAAATTGATCTGAAGGTTCATTTAACTTATGGCAAAAGGATTTACAGTAAAAGCAACAGCACCTAGTCCCAAAGCACAAGAATGGGATTATGATGCAATTAAAGAACGAATGAAAGGTAAGTCGATTGTCTTCTGTCTTCCTGGTAGAGGATGTTCATTTATCTTTCTAAAAGCATTTGTACAACTTTGTTTTGATCTTGTACAAAATGGAATGAGTATTCAAATCTCTCAAGATTACTCATCAATGGTAAACTTTGCACGTTGTAAAGTTCTTGGAGCAAATGTACTTCGTGGTCCGAAGCAAATTCCTTGGGATGGTAAACTAGAATATGATTATCAACTTTGGATTGACTCGGATATTGTCTTTAACACAGAAAAATTCTGGCAACTCTGTGATGTTGCACTGAATGAAGAAGGTGAAGAGAAAGAAGTCGTTGCTGGTTGGTATGCCACAGAAGATGGTCACACAACCTCAGTAGCACACTGGTTAGAAGAAGATGACTTCCGTAAGAACGGTGGTGTAATGAATCACGAAACCGTTGATTCAATCTCAAAGCGCAGAAAGCCTTTCACAGTTGATTATACTGGATTTGGTTGGGTTCTGATTAAGAAGGGTGTCTTTGAGAATCTTGAATATCCTTGGTTTGCTCCTAAGATGCAAGTCTTTGAATCCGGAGCTGTTCAGGATATGTGTGGTGAGGATGTTTCATTCTGTCTTGATGCAAAAGATGCTGGTTTTGAAATCTGGTGCGATCCTCGTATTAGAGTTGGACATGAAAAAACTCGCGTAATCTAATGAGTACACTTTACAATCTTTTATACAAAGGGCGTAAAATTTATACTAATCTCACTATGGAAGACTGTAGTGAGATTTTACAAGACTTCTCAGAGCGTTTTTACTCGGGAGAAGATATTGATCCTAATGAATTAGAAATGGAGGAAATTACAAATGGCTAAAGGTGGATCGAATAAGACTATTTTTGAACCAGGAGCACCAAAGAAGACACGTCAAGGACGTTCTGCTCGTACACTACTCAGTGCGACATCTCGTAATGGACGTAAAAAAAGATATCGCGGTCAAGGCAAATAATATTTGGAGTGCTTAAATAGAATTAAGCACTCTTTTTTTATGTCTGAAAAAGAACAGTACATTTTTAAGTGGATACATGAAGTATCCAAAGTTAGAAAAGAATTGAATGGATTTGCAATTTGTCCGTTTGCAGCAAGATCCAAATATAAGGTCGTAGAGTGCCCTGCAAGCGCCATAGAGGTGGTTGTAGGACTTGATGTGATCATATATGTCATTGAAGACCATTTTAATCTTGAGGAGGTTCAAGAGTGGGTTGAAATATGCAACTCAAAATATCAAGATTGGAAATTTTTTGAGGATTGTGGAACCTATGATACCTTCATTAATGGTATTCAAACTAATAATGGTAAGTATAATCTAATACTAGGTCAACCAAAACAAAAACTTCGTAAATTTAGAGAGACTTTAGCAAAAACTGACTATTATAATATGTGGGATGACTCTTACTTGAAGGAAATTCTAGAAGATGACTATGATATAATTGAAAAACGGGATAGCAACCCCGTAAAAAGTTCTGATTTTAACGAATCAGGAGCAAACAATGACCAAAAAAGTCGATAAAGATCAAAATTTCATGAAAAATGAGTGGGGAACTCAATATTTGGCTAGTGAATACGGTTGGGAAAGTCAAATTCAGAAGCAAAAAATGCTTCGTGAGATTGCAAATGATGAATTAACTCCCAAAAAACACGATTTTTACCATCAAAACGAAATTCACTCAAAAATTCGCAATGATGAGGACTATGATGACTGGGATTATGGAACCGAACCCCTTTATGAATACAAAAAACCCGAATAAATAATACAGATTTTATACTTTTTATGCCTCTAGAGCGGGTCAGCAAAGGATTTAAGGACCTGAGTATGACCTTTCAGGTCAATCCAGTTAATTATGACTTAATTGCTCTGAAAAATGAGACTGCTATTTCTCGCTCTGTTCGAAATTTAGTATTAACGTATCCAGGAGAACGCTTTTTTAACGAAAATTTAGGTTCAAAAGTAAGTCGTTCTCTTTTTGAAAATATTGATGAGATCTCTGCATCAGTAATCAAGGATGAAATTGAAAATACTATTAGAAATTATGAACCAAGGGTGAATTTAATATCAATTAATGTTGATCCAAACTATGACAATAATGAATTCAATGTAACTATAAATTATAAAATTGTAGGCATTGATGTTTTACCTCAACAATTATCATTTGCTCTTCAGCCAACACGATAAATGGCATTAGTTAATTTTACTAACTTAGACTTCGATCAAATAAAAAGTTCAATTCGCGAGTATCTAAGAGCGAATTCGAATTTTACTGATTATGATTTTGAAGGATCAAACCTTTCAACATTAGTTGATGTTTTAGCGTATAATACATATATTTCCTCATATAATGCTAATATGATTAGCAATGAGGTTTTTATTGATAGTGCAACACTCAGAGAAAATGTAGTTTCTCTTGCAAGGAATATTGGATATGTTCCACACTCTCGTTCAGCAGCAAAGGCAAATATTTCCTTTTTTGTGGATACAACAGGATTCACAACAAATCCACTCACTTTAACATTAAAGAGTGGCGTAGTCTGTACATCAAATACTTCTTTTGGTAATCAAAGTTTTTCTTTTATTATACCCCAAGACATTACAGTTCCAGTAGTTAATGGAATTGCTTTATTTGAAAATGTTAATGTCTATGAAGGGACATACGTTATTAACAGTTTCACAGTTGATGCTAACAATCCAAATCAAAAATTTATTTTAGATAATGCAAATATTGATATGGATTCAATTAGTGTTTTTGTACGAGATACTCAAGCAAGCACAGTTAGAAGCACATATAAACTATCAAAAAACTTTTTTGAAGTTACTTCAGAATCAAGAGTTTTCTTTATTCAAGAAATTGAAGATCAAAGATATGAATTAATTTTTGGTGATGGGGTATTTGGTAAAAAATTATCAAACTTGAATTATATTGAAGTCTCTTATAACATTACAAATGGCGAAAGTGGAAATGGAGTTTCTTCTTTTAATTTTAATGGGCGTATTGTAGATAATAACAATAGAGTAGTTACAACGGGTATTTCTTTAATTACAACTAATTCTCCATCACAAAATGGAAGAGAAATTGAATCTGTTGAATCAATTAAAAAGTACGCACCAAGAAAATATTCTTCACAAAATCGTGCGGTTACTGCAACTGATTATGAAACTATTATTCCCACAATTTATTCTGAAGCAGAATCCATATCAGTTTTTGGTGGAGAAGATTTAACACCTCCACAATATGGAAGGGTTTTTATTAGTATAAAACCAATCAATGGTCCATTTGTTTCAAGTCAAGTTAAAGACAATATTGAAAGAGAACTAAGAAGATATGCAGTTGCTGGAATAGTTCCAGAAATTATTGATCTTAAATATCTTTATCTGGAAACTGACATTACTGCTTATTATAACTCAAATGCAACAAATGATCCAAATTATTTGAAAGATATTATTTTCAATAATATTAAAAATTATGCAAATTCGAAAGAAATGAACAAATATGGGGCAAGATTTAAGTATAGTAAATATCTTAAAATAATCGACGATTCAAATTCTGCTGTTACATCCAATATTACTAAAGTCGTAATGAGACGTGATTTGAAAGTTGAGGTTAATAAATTTGCCGACTATGAGATCTGTTACGGAAATCAGTTTCATATTAAAAATATTAATGGGTATAATATTAAATCTTCAGGATTCCGCATCTCCGGAATAAATGAAACCCTTTATATGGCAGATCTTCCAGATTCCAACGGTCTAACTGGAAGTATATTCTTTTTTAAATTGGATTCCTCAACTCAACCAATAGTTGTAAGGAAAAATGTCGGTATAATTGATTATGTAAAGGGTGAAATAAAACTATATCCAGTGAATATATCTGCAACTTCAAAAATATCATTCTCGCAACCAATCATTCAAATTTCAGTGGTTCCAAAATCCAATGATGTGATTGGATTACAGGATTTGTATTTGCAACTAGATATTAATAATACAACATTAAATATGTTATCTGATGAAATTTCTTCTGGTTCAGATATATCTGGATCAACATACAAAGTTACATCAAGCTACACTAACGGAGACCTCGTAAGAATATAATAAAATGACAGAAACCAGAATCAAAATCAGTTCAATAGTTGAAAATCAACTACCTCAGTTTGTTTTAGAAGAATTTCCTCTTGTTTCCGAATTTTTATCGCAATATTACACTTCCTTAGAAAGTCAAGGAAATGTAAGCGATATACTTCAGAATGTTGATCAATATGTTAAGGTAGATCAACTTACAAATTTAACAGATTCTACAACTTTAACATCAGATGTAACTTTTTTCGATTCAACAATAAATGTAACTTCCACTGCTGGATTTCCAAATTCTTACGGCCTTCTATTAATTGATTCTGAAATCATTACGTATACTTCAAAAACTTCCACAAGTTTTGAGGGATGTGTACGTGGATTTAATGGTGTAACTTCTTACAAAACAAAGGATCAACTAATATTCACAGAAACAGAAGCACAAGAACATAGTGCGTTTACAACTGTATCTAATTTAAGTATTCTTTTCCTAAAAGAATTTTTAATTAAGGTTAAAAAACAAGTAACTCCTGGTTTTGAAGATAGAGAACTTTATTCCGAATTAAATGAAAATCTTTTCATTAAGCAATCAATAGATTTTTATTCCTCAAAAGGAACTGATAATTCATTTAAAATTTTGTTCGGTGCTTTATATGGACAAAATGTTGAGGTTATTAAACCAAGAGATTATCTAATTGAACCATCAGATGCACAATATAGAATTAATTCCGATTTAGTCGTTGAAGAAATCGAAGGAAACCCAGAAGATTTAATAAATGAAACTCTTTATCAAAGAGATTCCAATAATGAGATAATTGCACAAGGAACAGTAACTAAAGTAGAAAAAATTAAAAGGGGATCGAAAGATTATTATGTTATAAGTTTAGATTCTGGTTATAGTAGGGATATTGGTGCAGAAGGAACTGTATATGGCAATTTCACAGTTCAGTCTAAAACAAAAACAGTTTTAAATATTGCTTTAGGATCAAATACATTAGAGGTTGATTCTACCGTAGGATTTCCAACGACAAATGGAAATATTGTTGTAGATCTTGAAAATGGAACCTCATTAAATATTACTTATAAGAAAAAAACACTAAACCAGTTCTTGGAATGTGATGGGATAACTCAAGATATTCCAGAATCTACAGAAATAAAAACAAATGAATTTGCATCTTCGAATGATGAAAAAATAAAAATTAGAATAATGGGCGTATTGTCTGGATTAAATTTACCAGATAATACTCGTTTTTATTCAAATAAAGACTCAATAAAAATAAAGACCCTAGGTATAGATCTCAAGGACTACAAATCAAACAACTGGTTTTTTAATATTCCAGTAAAATATGATGTAAAATCAATAGAATTGTTAGATAGTTCCGATAAAACATATAGAGTTAATCTTAATGACGAGCATTTCTTTAGAATAGGAAATTCAGTAACACTTTTATCTTCAAGTGGTGTAGAATACACAGGTTTTGTTGTATCTTTTATTAATGAAAAATCTTTTAGTGTTCAATTGGGTTCAGAAAGTTCTTTATTAAATACCAATATTACATATATTGTTAAAAAGAATTTATCCAAAGTATCATCTGAAAATTATCCTCTAGTAGACCAATATACATCAAACGTACAAAATGTTTATTATGAAAATCAGGACACATTATACGTTTCCTCACCATCACTGCCTTCATATCTAAATCAGACTTTAAAAATAAATGATCGCTCAGTAACTTTTAGTGGATCTTTTAGTGGTACAGTTTTAGATATTGGTCAACATGGACTTTATACTGGAGATTCGATTGTTTATAAACCAAATGAAAATTCTAATTTGGGAATAGCAACTGGTGTTTACTTTATTAAAAAAGTAAATGAAACGCAGATAAAGTTAGCAAAAAGTAAAGCAAATATTTTCACAGAAAATTTTGTTTCTGTAGGAGGAACTGCTATTGATGCTAAATTTGAACTTACTGAATTTACTTATAGAGATTTAACAACTCAACTCTTAGAATCTCAAAAATTAATTAGAAAAATTTCATCTCCAGAAAATGATGAAAATTCTTATGAAACAGATCCAGGTCTAACTGGTATTTTTATAAATGGAGTTGAAGTTCTTAACTATAAGTCGAAAGATAATGTTTATTATGGTCCTATTGAAAAAATTATACCAATAGCATCTGGATCTGATTATGATATTATCAATCCTCCTATATTAACAATTTCCGATCCAATTGGATTTGGTGCTACTGCATATTGTTCTGTTATTGGTGGATTGGAAAGAATTGATATTATCGATTATGGATTTGATTACTTAGAGGAACCAAAAATTGACATTGTAGGTGGAAATGGAAATGGTGCTTCCGCAACTGCAAATTTAGTCAGCTTTGACCACTTTGTTTCTTTTAATTCCCAGGGATCTGCTGATTTAGTTAAATTAAATCCAACAAATAAAATTGGATTTTCCAGTCATCATAAATTTAGAGATGCTGAAGAGGTTGTTTATATAACTGATGGGCAAGGTTCAATTGGAGGTTTATCTACAAATTCATCCTATTATGTTTCAGTTCAAGATGCATATAACGTAAAATTACATAATTCTTTTCTAGATGCAGTATCGGGAATTAATACAATACAATTAACTTCCTATGGCATTGGAAATCATTCATTCAAGTCAAGAAACAAAAAGAAAAAAATAGGATCAATTACCGTAGATAGTAGTGGTGTAGGATATCAAAATAAACTAGTAACCACAAGTACAAGTGGGATCAATACCTCTTCAAATGTTATCAAGATAAATGATCATGGATACAATAGCGGAGAAATAATTGTATATAACGCTTTAGAAACTCCTATCGGGGGATTATCTTCTGCAACATCATATTATGTTACTAAAGTAGATGATAATCAATTTAAACTATCACAAATTGGAATTAGTACTTTAGGAATTGCTACATCTTTTTATTATGATACCAAACAATACATTGATTTAACATCTGCTGGAAGTGGAGTTCATAAATTCAACTACCCAGAAATTAAAGTAAGAATAAAAGGAAAAATCGGAGTTTCCACTCTTACTGATCAAGATTTTAGTGCAATTGTTCAACCAATTTTTCGAGGTGAGGTGCAGTCAGTATTTGTCCATTCTGGAGGACAAGGTTATGGGTCTGAGGAAATTATTAATTATAATCGTCAGCCATTATTTGAATTTAATTCAGGATCGGGAATTCAACTAACTCCTGTAATATCAAATGGACAAATTGTAAATGTTATAATTAATAGTCCAGGTGGAGGATATAATTCACCACCAACTCTTCAAATTAATGGCACTGGTTTTGGTGCTTTATTAACTCCCATCCTTTCTAATGGGTCTTTGTCTGAGGTTAAAGTTATAAATGGTGGTGGTGGATATAGTTCATCAAGCACATCTATTGATGTTATACCCGCAGGATCTGGTGCAAAACTAGAATCTCAAATAAAATCTTGGAAAATCAATCTAGTCGAAAGATTAACACAAAATTCTCAAATAACCGATGATGATGGTATATTAAATGCCGGATTAAATACAAACTATGGATTGGAATATACTCATGCGTATGCTCCTAGGTATTTGAGATCTTCTACCCAAGCATCAAGATTTAGGGATGGAAAAAGGGTATATGTTCAAGATTTGCAAATATTAGATAGCAAAGAAATTGTTTCATCAGCACATTCTCCTATACTTGGTTGGGCTTATGATGGAAATCCAATTTATGGACCATATGGATATTCATCAAAAACAGGGGGAGCAGTAAAGTGTTTAGTCTCCGGATACAAAAAGAAAACAAATATAAGTAATGATTTAACCAGACCAAAAACTTCAATTTATCCAGAAGGATTCTTTATAGAAGACTATGTGTATGACGGAAATGGTGATCTAGATGAAAACAACGGTCGATTTGCAGTTACCCCAGAATATCCAAATGGAATATATGCATATTTTACTACCATTAATGATGGATTAGTTGAATCTTCTGGTTTATTTGCAAATTACAAAAAACCCGTTTTTCCTTACATTATAGGTCCTAGTTATAAATCAAAACCAATTGATTTTAACTTCGAAAGCGCATCAAATCAAGATAATATTGATATAAACAAAACCGGATGGAGAAGAAATATAAGTCCATACAATATTTCTTTGTATGATTATGTTTTAAATCCAAATACTATTAAATCTCAAAATGCTGCAGTTAAATCGGTATCTACAGGATCTGTCGATTCGATAGGAATTGAAACTGGAGGGCAAAATTATAAAATTGGAGATATAGTTGCCTTTAGTGGGACTTCTGTACAAAGAGCAAAAGCAAAAGTTTCTTCACTAAAAGGTAAATTAGTAAATCAAATTAGTGTTGCTACTTCATCTTTTGATGATGTTAAATTCTATCCATATGGTCAAGAGTTTGTTGGATTTACTTCAGTACCACATAACTATTTAAATAGAGACTTAGTTACCTTTACTGGCAAATATGATTATAAAAAATCAGGTAGTATAACAGTTAATACAAACATTTTAACACTAACTGCTGGAGTTGGGTCAGCCCAATATACGGGAATAGTTACTTATTTTAATATATCTGGAAATTTAAATTATCCAAATATTAAAGAAAATGATATTTACCGAATTGCAAATGAAGAAATTAAAATATTAAATATCGATCTCCAGTCATCCAGAGTTAGAGTTGAACGTAATCAAAATGGCACTATTGGAGTGTCATCTTATTCTGCGGGAATTGCTTTAACAGAAAAATCAAGAAAGTTTAAACTTAATTTTGGAATTTCCACTTCATACAATTTTGACATTGATAAAGAATTTTATTTTGATCCTAAAGAAACGGTTGGACTGGGGACAACCTCCGGTGTGGGAATAGTAAGCACACTTTATTTTTCAAATCCAGGTGTTGGAATTACACAACTAACAATTCCAACTCAATCAATTTATATTAAAGATCATAATTTAAACACAGGAGATTCCTTAATTTATTCTTCAAATGGTGGAACTAGAATATCCGTTTCTACTAATGGATCTTCTTCTTTTGTATTAGGAGAAAAATCAATTGTTTACGTTGCAAAAATATCCAATGATTTAATTGGTATTTCAACTGTTAAAGTTGGACTTGGATCAACTGGTACTTTTGTTGCTGTAGGATCGTCAATTGCAGATGGTATTTTATACTTTACATCTGTAGGAACGGGAAATACTCATAGTTTTAAAACAAATTATTCAAATACTTTATCTGGACAAATTACCAAAAATGTGGTTACTGTTTCTACCGCAGAGACACATGGATTATCTTTATATGATAATATAACAATTAATGTAAGACCTGGAGTTTCTACTACCTTTATAGTTAAATATAATGACTATAATAGAAGATTAGTAATAAATCCAAGAACTTTTTCTTCTATTGATACAACAAATAGCATCATCACAATCAATAACCACAATTATTATTCTGGAGAAAAAGTAATTTATACTAGTACGACTCCAGCATCTGGATTGGTAAATGAAGGAATTTACTACGTTGTAGTTATTGATTCAAATAAAATTAAATTATCCAACAGCTATTATCAGGCAACAAAATCTGTTCCTGAAGTGATTACCATTTCATCCTCTCAACCAGGAACTATTTCTCCAATAAATCCACCATTATCTCTTGTAAAAAATAAAACGGTAATTTTTGATCTTTCTGACCCATCTCTTTCTTTTGTTGGGGCAGGCATTACTTATTCTGCGTTTGATTTTAAAATTTACGAAGATAATCAATTTAAAACAGAATTTGAGACTACAAAATCTTCATCAATTTTTGAAGTATCAAAAACTGGAAACATTGGAATAGATTCAACTGCAAAGGTCACATTAACTCTTAATGATAACGTTCCAGTTAACTTATATTATAATCTAACTCCTATTAATATTAATTTAAACTCTCAAACTAAGAAAGAGATCATAGTTGACACTGAAATACGTGCAAATAATCAAATTAATTTGATTGAAAGTGGATATAATGGAAATTATAGTGTAGTAGGCATTTCTTCTACTTCATTTAAGTACAATATTTTAGAAATTCCAGAATCTTATTCTTACTCAACAGGAATAGAATACTATACTGATTCGAGTTCAGTGCTTGGGGAAATTCAAAAAATCTCCATACAAAGTGGCGGAAGTGGTTATAGTGTTTTACCTGGAATTACTTCTGTTATTTCAAAAACTGGTACTGGTGCAATTTTAAATCCAGATAGTACTTCTATTGGAAAAATTACATCAACAGAAATTGAAGATATTGGATTTGAATATCCATCGGATTATAGCATAAGACCAACAACAAAACTTCCAGAAATATTAATTTTAGATTCTTTATCTACTTTTGATTATATTGGCATTTCTTCTTTTGGTAGAAATTACAATTCTATTCCAAGTTTGATAGTTATTGATGGACTAACTAATAAAATTATTAAAGATGTAGACTTAACTTATAAATTTGGAGATTCTAAAGTTACTATTCTAAAAAATAGTACAGAAATAAGTAAAGTAACTCCAAAAATAATACCAACAAACAATTCAAATGGTATTAAGATTCAAAATATAGTATTTAATACTAATACAAAAGACGTTACCATTACCTTAGGATCTAGTTTTAGTGATCCGGAGGACTTTCCATTTTTTGTTGGAGAAAAAGTTTTAATAGAAGGAACTAATGTTGGAATAACAACAACAGGAAAAGGATTTAATTCAGCAAATTATGATTATGCATTGTTTACTATTACATCATTAGATGCAAATATTGGTGGAATTGGTGCTACAGTTTCTTATAGTTTATCAAATTATCTTCTTGATGGAGAAGATCCAGGAACTTTCAATAGTTTTTATTCTTCTGGAAGAATAATACCACAATCGCATTTTCCCATTTTTAATCCCGTTCTTAAACAAAATAATTTTTATGAAGGTGAAATTGTTTATTCATCAGATGCATCAGGAAGTGTACAGTCTTGGGATTCAATTAACCAATATCTAAAAGTATCTACTACCCAAGATTTTAAAGAAAATGAACTTTTGAGAGGGAAAACCTCAGGTTCTACTGCTTCAATAAAGAAAATAATAAGTTTAGATTCAAATTATAATGTAGACTCCTATTCTATAGTTAAAAAGGGATGGAATACTGAAACTGGATTTTTAAACAATAATTTTCAGAGAGTTCATGATAGTGATTATTATCAATATTTTTCATATGATATAAAATCACAGAAAGATCTAAACACTTGGGATAATGCAGTAAGTAGTTTAAACCATACTGCAGGATTTAAAAAATTTGGCAATTTAATAATTGAATCAAACTCAAATAGTTTAGGAATTTCTACAGATCAAAATCAGGGTGATTTTTCTGGAGTCGCAGATCTATCACGATTTATTGATCTAAACTGCGTATTTGATTTTGATCTTGCAAGAGAAAATAATTTAACTATTGATGGAAATATTTTATCAGATGAAATAATATTTAATTCAAGAATATTGCAAGATTATATCGAATCAATTGGTAATAAAGTCTTAATGATTGACGATATTTCTGACGAATTTAATAGCAATCCAAGAGTAACCACTTTTGGTGTTGTTGATTCATTTATTCTTAATGATTTTAGGTCTCAAAAGTATATTGTTTTAGTAAAAGATAGAAAATTATCTAATGAAGTTCAAGTTTCTTTGGTATCATTGGTTCATGATGACAGTAATGGTTTCATAAACCAATATGGAATGAATTCGATTGGAGATTTGGGATTTTTTGATTTTAACATTTCTGGAAATGAAGGTAATCTCTTATTCTATCCCAACAAATTTAAGTTTAATGATTATTATACTTCTAATTTGTCATTCTCTCTAAATGATGTTGTAAGCGGAGTTGGAACTACAAGTCTGGGAACATCCGTTCTTGTTCATACAAATACATCAACAATATCAATAGGAACTAGCACAGCAACGACAATAGTTGGTATTGCATCAACATATAGATCATCAAAAGTTTTAGTTCAAATTGGAGCAACAGATTCTTCTTATTATGAATATGATGAAATTACATATATTCATAATGGTTCTGAAGTTTTATTCTTAGATTATGGGCAAGTAACAACTAATAGTCTTTCTTCAAAATCTACATCTGGAATAGGAACATATAATGCATATCTTTCTGGAAATAATGTAGTAATTGATATAATACCAGATAACACTACATCTATCGATTATACAGTTAATACTTTTAATGTTTCACTTGCCAATACAAGTTTGACCGGTGTTGGAACACAAACCATTGGAGGGGCTACTTTAGATTCCTCCTCAGTGTCGATTGCATCTAGTTCTTCTCCAGTATCAAACATAATATCAAAATATTCAAATACTCTCAATAATTGTTCGTATTCAATTATTAGTATCGAAGACAAAACTAATTTGCAATATCAGATCTCTGAGTTTTTAACTATAACTGATACATCTAGTAATGAGTGCTATATTTTAGAATTTGGAAACTTAAATACATCTTCCTCTTTAGGAATAACAACTGCGGGAATTTCTGGGTCAGATACAAATACTTATTTTACACCAATAGAAAATATTGATGTTGATGTTAAGGTTTTCCAAGTTTCACTGTACTTATCAGATGATACTAGCGAAATATCCTTGACAAATGGTGGTTTACACTATGACTATGGAACTTATACTGGAACTGAAAATGACATTAAAAAGAAATTTGATTTAAAACATCAAAATTTACCAATTTTCCAAAGATATTTTGATGGCAGTAATTCATTAATAGTAAACACAAGTGCAGATACTATCACAATTCCAAATCATTTCTTTGTTACTGGAGAAGAAATAAATTACTCATATTCTGGCACTGGATCTGGACCTATAGGCATAGCAACAACCTCTATAGCAGGAATAGGGACAACTGATAAACTTCCTTCAACATTATATGTTGTTAAAGTTAATGATTTGAACATAAGAGTGGCATCTTCAGCATCCAATGCTTTAAGGTCTGTTCCTACTGTTTTGGATATAAATGCAGTAGGAGCAGGAACTTCTCACATATTTACTTCCAAAAATCAAAATAAAAAATCTATTATTAGTATTGATAACGTAATTCAATCCCCAATTACATCTACTGCAGTTACCACTGTTTTATCGAAAAATGTAAATCTATTCGATTCAGAAATATCTGTTTCAGGAATAAGTTCAATATTTGGTGGAGATTTGATTAAGATTGATAATGAAATTATGCGAGTTACATCTGTTGGTGTTGGAAGTACAAATGCAATATCTGTTTTGAGACCTTGGTTGGGAACTGGTTTATCAACTCATACATCTTCCTCTCTAGTTGCAAAAGTTTTAGGAAACTACAACATTGTTGATAATACAATTTATTTTGACGAACCTCCTTATGGAAAAGTTCCCATTTTAAATCCAACAAATAGAGCAGATGAAGTTGATTATATTGGACTTGAAACGGGATCGACATTTAGTGGAAGAATATTTTTAAGGTCCGGAGAAGAGGATACTTCTATTGAACCTTATACTAAAAATTATATCTTTGATAATATATCAAACAATTTCAATGGAATAGATAAAACCTTTACCTTAAAATCAAACGGGGCAAATGTTACCGGAGTATCTACTGATAATGCTATTGTTTTGATCAATGATATATTCCAAGGTCCAAATGCAACCGGCGTAATTGACAATTATGATTTGGAAGAAAATGCAGGAATTACGACTATTACTTTTGTGGGGACTGCTAGTTCGACAAATTATGATATAAACACTGCTAGTATTCCTAGAGGTGGAATTATTTTATCGGTTGGTTCTACTCAAGGATTTGCTTATCAACCACTTGTAGCAGCAGGTGGAACTGCTATTGTTTCTTCTGCAGGAACAATACAATCTATTAGTATTGGAAATAGTGGATCTGGATATAGAGTTGGAATTCAAACTATCGTTAATGTTGGTGTCAAGACGGAAAGCACTGGAATTCCGAATATTAAATTTATAGGAACTGCCACAGTTAGTAATGGGCATATAGTTAGTGTTGCTATTACCAATCCAGGAACTGGATATACTACAACCAATCCACCAATTGTTGTTTTTGATTCTCCATTATCATACTCAAATCTCCCATTAATTTATAGTTCCCAATCACAACCTGGAGTTGGGACAGGTGCTATTGTAGATGTTGTTGTCGGACAAGGTTCTAGTATTATATCTTTTGAATTGAAAAATCTAGGATATGGATACAAACAAAACGATATTTTAACAATTTCTACGGGCGGAATTTCTGGAATCCCAACAAATACCTCATTGAGTTTCTCAGAATTCCAAATTTCAGTAGATAAAATTCAATCTGATAAGTTTTCTGCTTGGTCTGTAGGTAGAATTCAAGTAATAGATCCATTTGATGTCTTATTTGATGGAAACAGAAAATCATTCCCAATTCGTATCAATGGCAATCAAACTACAATTAGGTCTAAAAAAGGATCAAACATTGATGTCCAAGCAACTTTATTAGTTTTTATTAATGATGTATTACAAGTTCCAGGTAAAGGTTATGTGTTTACTGGTGGAAGTATTATAAGGTTTACAGAAGCTCCAAAAGAGGGTGATACTTCGAGGATATTATTCTACAGGGGAACTGGTGATGTAGACACACAAATTATTGATATTCTTGAAACAATTAAAATTGGAGATGATGTATTGTTAACAGATGATAATATTAATCTATCACAAGAAGATAGAGTAGTGACGGATATTATTTCATCGGACACACTTAATACTAATTTGTACCCAGGACCTGGAGTATCTTCAAATGAAGACTTAATTAGACCATTAACTTGGTGTAGGCAAACCGAAGATCGCGTAGTAAATGGTTTTTATGTAGGAAAAGATAGGTCTATCTATGAACCATATATTCAACCCACTACGAACATCATTCAAAATGTTGGTATCGGATCTACTGCAATTTTTGTCGAAAGTGTTAAAGCATTCTTTGACAGTGAAAAAGAATATACTCATGATGGAACTAATGAAAAACCACAAAATAAGATTATTATTATCTCTCAAGACAATATAACATCTGCTGCTGCTACTGCCACAGTATCTTCTTCAGGAACTGTTTCTTCAATCGTTATTTCTGATGGTGGTGTTGGATATTCAACCGCACCCATAGTAACAATTGCAAGTCCAATTGGTTTTGGAACAACCGCAGCACAAAATACTGCAAGATCATCTGCATCTATATCTGGTGGGGTTGTAACAGGAATTGCAATAACTGTTCCTGGAATTGGATATTCTTCTAACCAACCTCCTGCGGTTTTAATTGAACCACCCTCATTAAAATATGAGGTAATTGACAAAGTTTCTTATGAGGGAGATTTTGGATTAATTACTGGTATCAATACTACATCTGTTGGTGTTGCATCAACCGGAATAGTGTTTGATTTCTTTATTCCAAATAATTCAATCCTGAGAGATTCCAAAATTGTTAGTGTTGGTATTGCAACAACTGGCATTAGTGGTATTCAGACTGGTTATTATTTTGTAGTTTCTAAATCTAATGTAGGTAAGGGACTTACTTCACTTAATTCTTCAAATGGAATTGTTGGAGTAGGAACGACATTTATAGATAACATTTATCAAGTGGCTGCAGTTTCTGTTGCACAAACTGCAGTACCTGGTGTTGGTATTACTAATGTTGCTAAAGTTACAGTGAGTGTATCCAATTACAATGGATTGACCGGACTTGGATTTAGTGGTTTTTATGGCGAATATAGTTGGGGAAGGATTTTAACACCAACTAGAATTGATCCCCAACAATTCACAACTTATGCAAATATTGCTGGAATTTCAACTTCACCTATAGTCCAAAGGTATAATAAATTAAAATATATTGGGTATTCAACCTCATAAATAGATAAAAAACTGTAAAATGTCTGCAATTATAACTGACCAATTAAGAATTTTGAATGCGAAGAATTTTGTTTCGGCAGCAACTTCTTCGATAAACTCTTATTATGCTTTTGTTGGTTTAACTAATGCAACTGATTATTCTTCTGGGTGGGAAACTAACCCACCATCACCTAAAGACAGTTTTGAGCAAGAAAATGATTATTGGGATACAATGGTTGCTTTGAAAAAAATTAAAGCATCTGACGTAAATCAAGTTGTTAGAAAAATAACTTGGTCATCAGGAACAACCTACGATATGTATCGCCATGATATTAGTAGAACAAACACCTCAAAACCATCAGGTGCTACCAGTCTCTACTCAGCAAATTATTATGTAATAAACAGCGATTATAGAGTTTATATTTGTCTTCAGAACGGAACAGATCCAGAAAATCCTACAGGAAGACCCTCTCTAGATGAACCAACTTTTACCGATTTAGAACCCAAAGCAGCAGGTGATAGTGGTGATGGATATATCTGGAAATATCTTTATACTGTCAAACCAAGTGAGATTGTAAAATTTGATACTGTAAACTTTATACCTGTACCCAAAAATTGGGAAACAGGTACAGAAAATGCAGCAATCAGAAATAATGCTGCTGCTACAAACAATCAACTTAAAATAATCACAATTACAAATCGTGGTGTTGGTTTAGGTACAGCAAATAGAACTTATACAAATGTCCCAATTAAAGGTGATGGAAGCGGAGGAAAAGCAACCATTGTAATTAATAACGATTCTAAAGTAGAATCTATTACAGTTTCTTCTGGTGGAGATGGATATACTTTTGGAACCATTGATTTGGTTGGAGGAAATGTTCCGACTGGGACAGTAACGCCAACTTTTGATGTCATAATTCCCCCAAAAGGAGGACATGGAGCAGATGTTTATAGAGAACTTGGTGCATATAATGTTTTAATTTATTCAAGAATAGAAAATGACATAGAAAATCCAGACTTTGTAACTGGTAATAAAATTGCTAGGGTTGGAATTGTAGAAAATCCTCTGGCTTATAGTTCAACCTCACTTTTAGATATTGAAAAAGCGAGCGCAGTATATGCATTAAGACTTGCTGGAATTGGTTATAGTAGTGCCACTTTTACTGCAAATTCTAGATTTACTCAAACAATAAGCACAGGAACCACTGCAGTAGGTAGAGTTGTTTCCTATGATCAAACTACAGGTGTTTTAAAGTACTGGCAAGATAAAAGCCTTGCTGGATTTAACACAGATGGATCTCAAAATAATTCTCCAACTTACGGAATTAATTTAAATAGATTTACCGATTCTGTTGGTGCAGGGGGAACAATATTCATAACTGATACGAATTTGTACATCGATACAACATTTACAGGTGTTTCAACTACACTAAATAATAGAAGATATAATCTTGGACAGTCTTTTATTAATGGTGTAGCAAATCCAGAGGTTAAAAAATACTCAGGAAATATCATCTACATTGATAACAGACCTTCGATTACAAGATCCTCAAATCAAAAAGAAGATATCAAAGTTATTTTGCAATTCTAAGAATTATGGCACAAAAGACCAACCTCAACGTATCTCCATATTTCGATGATTTTGATAGCGATAAAAATTACTATAAAGTTTTGTTTAAACCTGGATACCCTATTCAGGCAAGAGAGTTAACAACTCAACAATCAATACTACAAAATCAAATTGAACAATTTGGGAATCACATCTTTAAAGATGGGTCTGTTGTTGTTCCAGGAAACTTAAAATACGAAAATCCAGTTTATGCAGTAGAAATAGAATCTACTTTTGGTGGAATACCTGTTTCTTTATATTTTGATGAACTTAATGGAAAAAAGATAAGAGGTCAATCTAGTAATGTTTTAGGAGAAGTATTTTATATACTAAAAAATACAGAGTCTGAAAGAGGAAATTATACTTTATATGTAAAATTTTTAGAAAGTGGTGGAGAAAATTTTGATATCAGAACATTTTTTGATTCAGAAACTTTACTATTAGAAGAATCGATATCATTTGGAAATTCTACTATACAATCTGGGCAAGGTTTTTGTAATACAATATCTTCTAATTCAGTATCATTAGCATCTTATGTATCCCTATCTCCGGGTATTTACTTTGTTCGTGGGATATTTGCAAAGGTACAAGCACAAAGTTTACTTTTAGATCAATATGGTGTAGAACCATCATACAAAGTTGGATTTGAAATAGAAGAAAAAATTGTAAATTCGTTTGAAGATGGATCCTTGAATGATAATGCACAAGGATTTTCAAACTATGCAGCTCCTGGAGCTGATAGATTTCAGTTAAATTTAATTTTAACAAAAAAACTTTTAGATGATGTTGATACTGAAAATTTTGTAGAGATATTTAGAGTCAGTTTTGGTATTCCAACATATACATCTTCAGAAAATGCTCAATATAGCCTAATACGAGATGAATTGGCAAGAAGAACTTTTGATGAATCTGGAGATTACATCGTAAGTCCCTTTAGTGTATTTGCAAGAGAAACATTAAACGATAGATATTCAATTGATGGATTATATTATCCAGAACAAACAACTTCAAATGGAAATGTGCCATCTGAAGATTTGATGACCTATCAAATTGGTCCAGGAAAAGCCTATGTAAAAGGTTACGATGTAGAATCAATATCATCAACTTTAATAGATGTTCCTAAACCCAGAACAACAGGAACTGTCAGCAATCTATCGGTAAACTTTGGTGCAGGGACATTATTTGTAGTTAATAATTCATATGGTTCTGCTCCTATAGGGGTTGGGACAACTGTAGTAATTGATTTGATGAGTTCGAGACTGGGTTCAAATCCATCAGTTTCTTCTGGCACCACCATAGGACAAGCAAGAGTTTATGATTATGTTCCCGAATCTTCATATCAAGATGACACAAGTAGAATGCACTTGCGTTTATTTGATATTAATACATATACTGTTATTGGTTTATCAACATCAATTACTCTGTCTACTCCAGCGCATATAAAAGGAAGAACTAGCAAAGCTACTGGATTTTTAAAACAAGACGTATCTAACTCAAATAGTTTAATTCTTTATTCTGTATCTGGACAGTTTTTAGATAATGAAAGAATTATTATTAATGGAATTACTAATAATAGATTAATTTCATCAGTAAAGGATTATTCTATAAATGATATAAAGTCTGTTTATTGTAAAGTTGGATTATCTACTTTTAGTGCAGACCTCTCTTTAGAAAATAATTTTTCAATTGTACCTCCAGGAACAACATTTAATATTACCGGACTTTCTGGTGGTATATCAACAGTAAGTTGTGGATTAAATAATAATTTTGTTAAGGTTTTAAAGCAAGGCGATATTATTTCATATGCTAACCCATCAGGAGGACTTACTCCTGTTTTCAATGAAGTAAATTCTGTTAGTGCCGGCGGAACATTCTTTACTATTAAACAGATAGAAAGCGTTCCTAATATTTGTGTTGGAACAATATCTACAACTTCATTCTCAGTAAATAATGTTGTTAAAAGAACTCCTGAGGTATTTAATACAAATAATAGTACAGGATTGATAACAGTTCTTCCTTCTTCTAATATAGAAAGTGTTAATTTAAATTCGACTTCTATTTTACAAAGAAGAAAATTTAAAAACGTTTCTTTTTCTAATAACACATTAAGTATATCTTTAACAGAAGAAGATATATACTTTACTACTTTTGATGAAGATAGATATTTAATATCATATTCGGATGGGACAATTGAAACAATCCGATTTGATAAATTTGATCTTAGTACTACAGGAAAAACAATTACTTTTGTTGGTCTTGGACAAACAAGTGGTACTTGTGAGGTCATTACTACTGTAGAGAATTTAAAACCAAATCATAAGGTAAAAAAATTAAGCAAAGTTTCTACTCTTTTAGTAGATAAATCATCAAATGTTTCATCTGGCATAGGAACCACAACTCTAGAAGATGGATTAACTTATAGTCAAATATATGGATTAAGAGTCCAAGATGATGAAATTTCTTTAAATGTTCCAGATGCAATTAGAGTTCTTGGAATATATGAATCATCTGGAATTGGTGATCCGCAAATTCCAAAAATTCAACTAACCTCCTTTACTGGAACAACAAATTCCAATTTAGATTATGATATTGGAGAAATTATTACAGGAAAAGATAGTGGATCAGTTGGAATTATAGTTTCAAGAGTAGATTCTGACAAATTAGAATTTTGTTACTTAAATGGATTTCAATTTAAGGAAGGAGAAATTATAGTTGGTTCAGATACACAAACAAATTCTATTGTTAATCAGCTATTTGTTTCTGATAAAAATCTATTAAAAAATTACTTCTTAGATAATGGGCAAACAACACAAATATATGATTATTCAAAAATAGTAAGAAAGTCCGGTATTAGTGCTCCGAAAAAGAAACTAAAAATAGTTTTCCAAAATTATGTTATCGATTCTAATGATCAAGGAGAATTTGTAACTGTAAACAGTTATTCTGGCAATAACTATAGAAATGATATTCCATTTTTACAAGGCGTGTCTTGTTCAGATTTAATTGATATCCGACCAAGAGTTAGACCTTACGATGGATCAACAAATAAATCTCCTTTTGAATTAGATGGAAAAAACTTAAGCACTGAAGGAGTTAATTCTAATTATAATGTAGTTCCCGATAAAAATATCGTTCTTTCGTATAATTATTATCTGGGAAGGGTTGATAATGTTATTTTAAATAGCGACGGAACTTTTGAAGTCGTTCAGGGAATTCCAAATCAATCTCCTTTACCCCCAAAGGACAAACAAAATTCCATAACATTAGCAAGAGTTTATTCTAACCCATACGTTTTTAATACTTCAGATGTTACCATTGAAATGGTCAGACACAGAAGATATAGAATGTCTGATATTTCTTTACTTGAGGATAGAATTGGGCGACTTGAGGAATATACAACTTTATCTTTAGCGGAATTAAAAACTGAATCACTGACTATTAAAGATTCAGAAACTGGACTTGATAGATTTAAATCAGGATTTTTTGTAGATAACTTCATAGATTATGTAATTTCAGATTCTCAAGATCTACAATTTAGATGTGAAATATCAGAGGGAATTTGTAGTCCAATAAAGAGTAGCACTTTTATCCCACTTCAACTGGGATCGGAAGCCCTACAAGGTTTTACTTCAATATACAATTCTACTGCGGATCAATCTTATGTAACAGATTTAGGATCTCCTGGTGTAAAGAAAACTGGGGATTTAGTAACTTTAGATTATATTGAATTATTATATTCCGAACAAGATCAGGCAACAAAATCTGATGATATAGGTGCTAGTAATTTTTGGAGAGGAACGTTGGCATTATCGCCATCTGAAGATACTTGGTATGATACTACAGTTATAGAAAATAAATTGTTTGATACTGTGGTATCTTCAACTACACTTGAAAATAAAGTAATAGTTGCAGATCCAATAGTAGAATATGTAACTGTTCACGTTCCACCACCAACATATAATCCACCAACTCCTGTACCCGCAAGAGGTAAACCGGTAAGAGGTAAATCTTCTTCAAGTTCTACTCCACCTCCAGTTTACTTAACGGGAGATTATATTAAAACTAAATTTGGAGGTAATGCAGATGCAGCATTGGCGGCCGCTAAAGCGACTGGTAAAAAAATTGTAGCAGGACAAGGTGTAATTAATACTTATGGAATTAGTAGTTCTCAAGTGTCGGCTGTTTTACCTCCAACGAAGAAGGCACAAACAAGTTTCAATAATAACCCCTTCTATTAATTTAAAATGGATTACTTACAAACACAACTTCAAAATATACTTCAACAAAATTCTGGTCCAAATACGACACAGGATTCAAGTCAATTTTCAAGTAGTACTTTAGTACCTGGAAATGTTACAACTACAAATACTACAGATACTTCTATTTCAAATTATGACCAACCAATTTTATATATCAGAAGTAGAAATGTTGAATTTGATTCAAGTTCTTTAAAACCAGTTACTAGATTTTATCCATTTTTTGGAGAAATCAATATTTCTGCCCATGTTACTCCTAAACTTTTAGAAATAGAAATGATTTCTGGAGTTTTTCAAAAAGGAGAAATAATTGAAAGTGATCCAACATTCATAACCAATAAAATAGTTTTTAGATTGTGCCAATTAAATCATAAAACAGGAATTTATAATTCTCCAGAAACTATTTTTCCAATAAATCCATATAATCAACAACCACTTGGAGATACTTATACTGCATCATCAACCATTCTAAATGTTGATACTAAAGCTTTAGGATTACCATCAGAAACCGATTTTTATGGATCTGTGGCAGTTGGGATGACATTAATTGGAAAATCTTCGGGAGCTGTTGCTAGAGTGTCCAACATACGTCTAATTTCAGATAGGAACGGTAGATTGATAGGATCATTTTTCATACCAAATGCCTCACAATATGGAAATTTGAAGTTTGTAAACGGTGTAAATGTTTTTAGTTTACTCGATGTAAACAGCCTAAATTTAGTTGCACAATCTGAAAGTTTTTCTGAAGCTAATTATACGTCATCTGCAGTAAATAATGTGACGGAAAAAAATATTTTAACAACAAGAAATGTAAATGTAACTTTCCCATATTTGGTAACTACCGTTGGAAATAAAGTTACTGTTACTACAACCGTAACAGATTCGAATGGTGCAGGAGCAACTCCACAGCAAATTAGTGATTTACAAACAAGATCAAATAGATTAAGAAGTGAAATAGATAATCAATCAGAATCAACAACGGAAGGAAAACTTAAAAAAAATCAGATAATAAAAGAAAAGGAAAGAATTGATGATAGAATCAATAGAGCAACACAGTTTAGAGACGATTCTCCAAGTCGTTCTAGACCAGTTAATCAACCATCTTCTAGTCAATCTGCCCAAAGAAGAAGATGACCTTAAAATACAATAAATAAAAAAATAAAGATACAAAAAAATGACTGCAATATACGAATCTTTTTCTGGAATATCTCAATTATTTTATGTAAGTGATGAAACTGG